AACCACGCCCTCGACTGCGAAATCCTCGCCCTCCTAGCCGCCGTCCGCTGGGGCATCGCCGGGAGGGAAACCACCGAAACCGACTTGCCTCAGAGCGGAACATGAGCACGCTATCTGCAAGGGTGCGCCGGACGGTGTTGCAAGAAGGAAGAAGCTTGTGGCGTGGGCTGGTCGGCGCACCCCCCTCTTTGCTTCCATTCTAGGCATTAACAAATGGCTTCCTCTGGATTATTTATCGGCCTGACGGAGTGCGAACTCCTCGACATCAAAGCCAAGGCTGTAGCCATGATTACGGAGGGTAAGACGCTGATGTCCTACTCTGATTCTGGCTCCTCGGCGTCCAAGCAGTTCGCCATGCCCCCGAAGGAGATGCTCTCCGAGGCCATGTTCGCCCTGAGCCGCCTCGATCCGGCCACCTACGGACGCCGGACCACGGTCATCTCGACCTCCTGGTCTACGCGCCGCGACTAATCTATGGCCCCCCGCAAGACCAAAGTCCCCACTGTCAGCCTTCGCAAGCCCGTCCTCAAGGCCGCGGCTGTTGCGCCTGCGCTCAAGCCACAGGCCGCCGTCATGGACACGCAGGGCAGCGGCTTCGGTGGCAGTTACTCTGGCTGGCAGAGCACGATGTTCTCGAACTCGCGCCGCGCCATCTTCGGTCAAGCACCGGGCGACCTACGCCAAGACCTGACGCCGTGGAACCGCATGGCCATGATCCGCAAGTGCCGATGGGCAGAGCGGAACAGTGGCCTGTTCAAACAGATTCTGGCCGACATGGTTCTCTACACCGTGGGCGACGGCATCAAACCCCAAAGCCACGCGTCGACTCCTGAGATACAGGAGCAGTATGAAGCCTACTTTGCTGAGAAGGCCAAGCGCATCGACATCACAAACCGCTTTTCGTTCTACAACTGCCAAGCCATCCTGCTCCGCGGTATGATCCGTGACGGTGACTCGTTCGCCGCCAAGGTGCGCAACGCCACGGGCGAAGCGAAACTCCAGCTGATGGAAGCCCACCGTGTCGGTGACCCTCTCGAAGAGACGGTCGTCATCCCGGGCATCCACGACGGCATCGTCTACGGCCCCTACGGTGAATACGTTGCAGTCAACGTCTATAAGGCTGACGGAAGCAACCGCCAGATTGCATCTCAGTCAGTGATGCACGTCGTCGACCACGAGTACGCCAGCGGGTGCCGCGGCGTTCCGCTGTTACAGCACAGCATCAACTCCATCCAAGACGAGATGGAGATTCTCGCCCTCGAGAAGCAGGCCGTGAAGGACAACGGTGACGTGGTCCGCACTATTCAGAAGCAGGGCGGCGTGCTAGATCAGGACACGGCTAACGAACTCGGGGCACTGAACACACCCTCTTACACTTCCATCGCCAACACGATGGGCGGCAAACTCCTAGTGCTTGACCAGGGCGAGTCCCTTAACTCCTTCCAGAGCAACCGACCAAACGCTACCTTCAACGGTTTCATCGCAGCGCTTGAACGTGACATCAGCATGGGCGTGCTACCTTGGGAGTTTGTCTCTGATCCGAGCAAGTTAGGGGGAGCTTCTATTCGCCTGGTGACCGCCAAAGCCTCACGGGTTTTCGGAAAATATCAGAACACTATTATCGAAACCTTCTGCGTCCCAACTTGGGGCTACATCATCGGCGAAGGTATTGCTAACGGCGACCTGCCTGACGACCCTCAGTGGGCCTCTGTCTCTTGGACCACCCCGAAGAGCGTGACTGTCGACGCTGGCCGAGATGCCGCCAACGATCGCAACGACGTCGAGATGGGCCTTCTGTCCATGTCTGAGCTCTACGCCCAGCGCGGCCTAGACTTCCGCACCGAGATGGACAAGCGCGCCAACGATATGAACTTCATTATCGAGAAGGCTAAGGCCGCGAAGATTCCTGTCTGGATGCTCTACAAGCCAGGCTTCAACTGGCTCCAACAGGGTCAGAACAATTCTCAAATCCCAGACACCACGGCTGAGAACCTCGACCTCCCTCCACCCCCTGTCGACCCTACCCAACCTTAACTTTATGCGCTTCCTCACCAATGGCCTCTCGGGCCGCGAGCCCCTCCTCATCGACCCGGCTAAGGCTAAGGACCACGCTGTCCTAACTGAGAAGTTCGGCTTCACCGATATGCTTGCGCAACTCTTCGGCGTGTCCCCCAAGCCCTACGTCACCGCTGACGGTGTCGGCGTCATCCCGGTCTACGGCGTGATCGGCAAAGGACTGACCCCTCTCGAGAAGATGATGGGCGCCGCTGACGTGGATGAACTCTCTGCCGCCGTCGATGCGTTCGCCATGAACCCAGACGTGACGCGTATCGCCCTGCAAGTCTCCTCCCCTGGTGGCACGGTCACCGGCATTGAGGAACTCGCCAACAAGGTCCGCAACCTTGAGAAGCCGACGATGGCCTACACCGACACCGAGATGGCGTCCGCTGCCTACTGGGTGGCCTCCGCCGCTGATCGCGTGATGTCCTCGAAGTCTGCCACGATCGGCAGCATCGGCGTCTACCTCGCCGTGCCTGACTATTCCGAAGCCGCTAAGATGGCCGGCATTAAGATGGTCGTCATCAAGTCCGGCAAATACAAGGGCGCCGGCATCGAAGGCACGACCCTCGACGAAGGCCAGATGGCGAACCTCCAAGAGAGCGTGGACGAAATCCACTCCGAGTTTAAAGCCGCGGTGCTGATGAAGCGCAAGATGGTCAAGGCCGAAGCCATGGAAGGCCAGACCTTCTCGGGCAAGCAGGCCGCCGCCCAGGGCTTAGTGACCGGGCTGGCTGACTCCTTCTCCGAAGCCCTGCGGACCTTCTAAGTTTCCAACTCCTGCAAACTCAAGACTATGACCATCGAAGAACAACTGCTCGAAGCCTCGGCTGCCCTCTCGGGCCTCACCGCCGAACGCGATGACCTCCGTGCCACCGTCGAGAAGCTCACCGTCGGCGCCGCCGCGGAACTCGAAAGCCTGAAGGTCGAAGCCTCCGTCAAGGACGCCTCCATCGCCAGCCTCACCGAAGTCGTCAAGACCATCGAAGCCGAAGCCGCCGCCCTCAAGGTCGCCGCTCTCGAAGCTGAAGCCGTCAAGGTCAGCGCCTCCAAAGAGGCCGCCAAGATTGCCGCGTCTGTCGGCGTCACCCCGGTTGCCCTTCCCCAGGGCGACGGTGCTCCTGCCGAGGCCGTCAATCATTACGTCGCTTTCATGGCCCTGCCTGTCGGGTCCAAGGAACGCAACGCCTACTTCGAGGCCCATCGCTCCGCGATCATCAAGGCCTCTTTCTAATTTTCCTCAACACTCCCCCTACCTAATAAAACATCATGGCTAATTCCATCACCGCCGCCCCGTCCGTACTGGCCGCTGGCGTCCTCTCCGCTCTCGTCAACAAGCTGCCTGTTCTCTCGGGCATCTCGTCCGTCTTCTCGGCTCGTCCCGGCTCGTCCGGCATGAGCATCACCGTGCCTCTGATCGGAAACTCGAGCGCAACCACCTTTGGTTCTGGTGGCTACCTCACGCAGGACGACGCAACGATTTCGCAAACGAACATTCAGCTGGCCCACTACAAGATTTCCAGCCGCTTCACCCCTTCAAACCTGAAGGACTACGGCGCTGATTTCTTCGTTCAGAATTTCGTGACGACCGCCAGCATTGGCCTCGCCCAGAAGGTCATGGACCTCATCAACGCCCAGGTCACCAACGCTAACTACAGCGTGTCGACCGTCTCTGGTGCCGACCTCTCCTACGCTGAACTCGTGGCCGTCCAGAAGACCCTCGACGACGCCAAGGCCCCGAGCCCTCGCTACGCCGTGCTGAACAGCACTTACATCGCTGGCCTCCGCTCTGACACCACCATCGTTGGCAACAACGTCCTCGGCGCTCAGATCATCCGCGACGGCGACCTCGGTGTCATCGCCGGTGCCCGCGTCTACCAGTTCGCCAACCTCGCTACCAACTCCGAAAACCTCGCTGGTTTCGTCGCTGGTCCTGACGCTATCGCCTTCGCCTCCGCCCTGCCTGACTCTGAAGGCATCCCCGGAGCTGATATCGCGAACGCCACGGACGCTGGCACGGGTCTCGGTGTTCAGGTGCTCGTCTTCATGGAGCAGAGTGGCTTCATGAATGTCACGGCGACCCTACTTGCGGGTTGTGCCGTGGGACGTGCCAGCTCGTTAGTCCGTCTGAAGACCGCGTGAACATTGCGGCCTAAGCCGCAACTTAAGGGGCTCAGTAATGGGCCCCTTTTTTGTGCCTAGTTCCCAAACGGGGCATTGATAGGATGAGCCTCTACTCTGAGTTCCTGGCTGACGCCAAAGAGATGATCGCGGACTTCGGCGTAGCCGGAACCGCCAACTCTGGGGCCATCACATTCCAGTGCCTCATCTCCGACCCCGCCGTGATGACCGTCCTCGAAGCAGGGGGGTACATG